CTTCATATGAGCATAGAGTTTATATAGCTCTTTGTTTGGATCATTTGCTATTGCTGGCGTAATCCCTATTACACAATACAGCCCCACAAGCACCAAACATCGCCTGCGAGCTATACGCCTCAGCGGCTCGCCAGCGAGTTGTGATGCTAGCGTACGTGTCAACCTACTAACGAGTATGTGGATAAGTTGAGCGTATCGCCTGCGTGTCATCCACAGGTTTTGGCCGGCTGTGGATAACTCCTGTGGATAACTCATTGGTGGCCCCAACCAGTACCTTTAAAGCTAATACCTGGCGCGTGATACACCTGGCGCATATGGCTACCACAACAAATCGGCGCTGCATTAGAGGTTATTGGCTGCTCTAGCTCATAACGTATATTGCAGCTGATGCACTCATACTCATACATCGGCATCAAAGGCCACCACCAAACACACACTCATACAACCGCACAACGTGCATTGTAAGGTTTTAACGTTAGGTGGCAGGTTATCGCTAACTATGCGCTCAATCTGATCAGTTATTTTTTTACAACGTCTGCACTCAAACCGTATGATATCCATAAACACGATCTCCAATCAGGGCCAGGTGGTGCATTGGGTTAAGGTCAGCGCGTGGTACTAAGTAACTATCACCACGTATTAGCTCTGATCTATACTTTTCATCTTTAGCCTGTGTCACCTCAAACCAACCCATTACAACATAAACAGGCATACGCCCAATAACCAATATAGCTATGTCACCGTCTCGGTCTATGCTGCCTATGATGAGGTTGCCGTTGCGTTTGTAGGTGTGCTTTACCTCTACATTGTCGGCTATGTCAGCCTTATCCTTATACGTGCCGTTTTGTGGCTCATAGTCGGTAATGCCTAAATACTCAGCTGCGGCTGTTTCGGCTCCAACGGCATCTATTTGCTTTGTGGCAAACTCAGCAAAGGTACCGCCGTGCCTTTCTTGATCGTAGTTTTTTTTAGCTGTTACACCGTCAAATTGTGGCTTGTACAGTTTTGCCCTGGCTATGCCTGTGTCTATAGCTGTATTAGCTTGTACAACGTCTAACACGACTTTAAACATTATCGGCACTCTTTACAGAACCATATTAGGTTTTCTTTGCTGTGGCTCTTTTGATAGCCAAAAGGATCAAGCTGGCTAATCTTGTTGCACCTGTCGCAGGTTTCTACCTTGTATTCAGCTATGACCTCACCGTTTTTTAGTAGCTTGCCTGTCATCGCTTGTACGTTAATGATCTCTGAGTAATCGCTCATATTTGTGGTTTCCAATCGCCCTGACTCGTAAACACGTACCACAATGGCTCGCATTGGCTGGCCTTGCTCTTTTCTACACAGCTGTAATTAGCCCATTTTTTATTAGTCTTAGCTGAAAAGCCCTCGCGCCATACGCGGGCGCCGTGTCGGCACTCAGGCTTTGTGTCTAGCGCCGTAGCATTTAAGTCATTAGCTACGTTTTGTATGGTTGCAGCTATGGCATTAGTAGCCCAAAGGTCATCAACTAGAGGTGCTACAGCTTTAGCACTTAGTACTTCTACCTTTTCCATATCTTGCTTAGTGCTACGTGCAATACCGCCAGGTGTTAACAAGCCTAAAACGCGCCCGTAAGCTGAGGTAATACAGTTTTCTACCCAAAAGTGCAGGTTTACGCCTCGGTCTGATCTAACCTCTAAGGCGTAGTCCACAGCGCTAGGCTTTTCGTCATCGTAATTACGGTAAGCCTCAGCTCGTACCAATATATAACCTTTTGTTATATCTATATCCTCAATATATGCCACCAGGCGCATTGTTGGAAACTCTGAGCGAGCGCGAATAATCCTGGCGTTTACGTCCTCGTAGCCCTCTAGAAAATTAGTCATTTGATTAGCTCAGCATCGCGTAGCGCTTTTGCAATATTGCGCCCTCTTACAAAGCCCTCACCGTGGCCGTGTTTAAAACCAATTGAGTAGCCAATAACCATAAATAAAAAGCCCATACCGCAGGCTCCTAAACCAATCAAAATATCTAAACTATTCATATATCTGCCCTTTGTTAAGGCCGATCAAGCTACTAACCGAGTAGCCCTCTCAGCGTGTAACAAAAGTATGGGGCTAAGCACCGACAAAAGGCAACACGACACGCCTAGCGGGCTAATCTATCCTCTAAAAGCATCTCGTAAATCTTATCAACGCGGGCCTCTATACGGTCAACGCGCCCCCTGAGGTTGTGCCCGCCGTTTCCGTCAGGGCGTAACTCAGATAGGTAATACTTAACAAGGTGGCGTATAAGCCCAGCCATTAACCCCAAAATAGTACAGCTGCCTAAAGCTATACCAATTAACAGCTGGGCCTCTTGCATTACTTAGACCCTATGCCTATTTGCTTTTCGCTTGGCTGCAAAGCCTTTAAAATTGGCCCGATAAGGCCTGCAATAAAAGCGTTAGCTAATACTTTTGGATCAGTAATACCTGATATATACAAGGCACCTACGCACGACAAAGCCGCACGTAAATAAGATAGGCCCGCGGCCTTTAATTGCGCGGTCAATTTGAGTCCGCCCAGGTAATAACATTAAAAGTAAAAGACGGCGTAGTGCCGCCTATCTCATATGAGACTCTTAAGTTATCTGTAAAAGGTGTGCTTAGCCGTATTACCTCGCGTGAGACACCTGTTTTTTGTGTAAACGTGGCAATAGTGTTGTAATTTGTGCCGTCTGTTGTATCTTGCACTACTACATCCAGCGTAGGCAAAGTGCCGCTAGCTGCCGTCACTTGTAGTTGTAAAACTAATTGCCGCGCAGCTGCAAAACCTGTAACCGCTGTGCCTGCCGCTGTCGTAGTACGAGCGCCTGAGGCTAAGAGGGTTACTGTGCTTGCAGGTATATTGGCTTGCTGTATGTCACTCATTTATTCACTCTTTTCCAGCCCTAATTTATTTACTAACTCTGCAACTTTTGCAGGGCCAATATTAACCTCAAAGTGCATCTCATCTTTGCGGTTTTTGTAATCGCCACCCCAGGTTAAACCATATTTTTTTGCTAAGGCGCGGATCATAGGTACTTTGCCAGCCTCAAACGTGCCTACTTTGCCCAAAGCGTGGTGCGTGGCGTTTAGGTCTATAGCCGTACCTGAGCTGTGGTTGCTTAGTTTTGTTGGCTCACCTCGCACCATACGGTAACAGTAGCCCCAATCATCTAAGCCGCCTGTATCTATTTGCTCAATAAGTGTATGAAACTCAGCGGCAAAGCCAACAAGCAACGGTGCAACCTTTTCGGCACAGCGCAGCTTAATTGTTGTGCCAGGTACAGGGTAAGACTTTATGCCTATCTCTGCCTGATCTTTTGAAGCTGGCCAACCGTTGTAACTAGTCTCCATTGGTAACGCTCGGTGTGGATTGTTCCGCTTCTGGGTTTAGATAGCATTGGTAGTCCGAGTTGCTTTCATCCATAGGCACAAAAGACTCAATTCCATCTTCAATCTTAACCAAGATGTCTCCGTTTAGACCTTGCCTAATTTCATAAGTTGTCATTTTATAACTCCGCACTAATTGTTATGGTCATACTTGGAAAGTACAAATTGGCAGCATTTCCAGCAACTAAACCACTTGCAGATACAGCCGCAACTCGAGCAGTATCAACTCCTATGGAGTCAGCCTGAAAGGTTGCACCAATACTTGTAGCCCCAGCGTTCCAAACTTGGAAAGTTCCACCCGTTGCAGCGATTGTTGGATTACCTCTTTTTCGTACTTTATAAGATAAAGAACCATAAGCCGCAGTAGTTGAGATGGCTTGAGCAGGAAGAACACCATCACTGCCAAATGTATAAGATTCATAGTACCTCTGACAAGCGGCTAATTCTCCTTGGATTGTTGACCCATTAGTACGGAAAGGTAATGCAACGCTGCCAATGTCAATCTGCAAGCCTGTTATCTCAAAGTAATCATTTGTGCTAGCAGTTCCCGTTGGTGTCCATTGAAAATAAACTGCTAGTTCTGTTGCAGTTGCTCCTACATTTCCAGTATAGGTAAAACGCTGCCAAGTAGTTGTCAAAGTTGTTGTTTGATTGATGACATTTACGCCACCTGTATAAGCGGTGTTGACGTTTTGGTCAGTACCAGTACCACTAACTAAAAAGGTACTTAATGCGCTACTAGTTGGAGAATAATTAGCACCTGCTCTTGCATAAAATGACATTGTGACAGTTTTGCCAGCAAAAGGTATTGAGTTTATTGACTCCATACTTTGTGAAAATGGCATATTGCCTGTTCCAGTTTGACCTGAGTTACGTTGAAAGCGTAGGCAGTATTGGATGTTTGGCAGGTTTGTTGTATCGCCTGTTGCTTGTCTCGAAACTGTTGAAGCCTGATTTGCTCCAGTTCCTACCTGCCAACGGTCAAGTGTGTATGTGGCAGAAGATGATGCAGCGATTGAAAAAGAGGTTCCTCTTTGTGCTATCTGCATTGCTGAGTTTAATACTGGATTAGGTATTGGATTACCTGCCGTATAGCGTAAGCCTGTTGAAGTGGAACTATCTGCTACGAGTGTTTCGCCGTTTGATCCGACAGCCAAGCGGGCAGGTGTATCAGCTGCGCTAGCTGCGACTATATCGCCCTTAGCGTCCACGATAGCGTTTTGTATAGCGTTGCTGTCATCAAAGCCAACCCAGGCTGAGCCTGAATAGGTTAGCACCGCATCGGTATCTTTTAGGTAACAACATTGGCCCTCTTGTGGTGAGGTGATAGCCGCATCACGCGCTGCCGCTGAGGCAAACACCAATACGCCCTGCATCAGGTAGCCGTTTGTGTCAGCTGCCGTTAGTACCTCGCCAGTTGTAAAGGTTTTAAAACCTAATCCAGCTGCCATAATTTTGCTCCTTAGTAGGCCAATACGCCGCTGTCAAGCAAGCCGTATAGGTTTGAGTCTAATATAAAGCCGTCAATAATTGGCTCTAAAGTGGTGAGTGTTGTTTTCCAGCTATTAGGCGTAATGCTTTGAGCTACGCCAAACACCTGCAAAGTTTTAGTTAGAGTTGATCCGCCAGGTTGGGTGGTTGTAATGGTTACTGGGTCAAAGTAATCAAGGCCCAAAGCTGCGATTGTGCCAGCTGTGTAGTTGTCTGTGTATAAGTCTAATTTGATAGCATCACAGCGGATTGAGGTTTCTGCCCTAGACGCTACATAAGCTTGTGCATAGTCAAGGGCTACCGCATCCGTTTGCATCAGTAGGTTTTGTTGGTTGTAACTATGAATAAAATACTTATCTATGCTGGCTTGATTTATAGCTGTCTGCGCTGTGCCGCCTGTACGGGTAATAGAGGCTGAGTTATATACCAAAGTGTCATCAAGGCGCCAAACAGCATCAAAATAACCTATATTGGTGCCATTGTCGTTAAATACCACAGGGGCTTTACCTGTGCTGCCAGCTGTAACAGCTCTATCCTGAAACACAAACGAGCCAGCGGCATCTACGTATAGGGCGCCGTACTCGCTTGTCTCTACTGTCTGCATAGCTGCAAGGCTTGTACGGGCTGTGCCAGGGTCAGCCTGCATTGTGGTTAGGCCTGCATCTACATCACGCATAGAGGTAGGCCAGCTAATAGCATCCAATAAGTTATTTATTCTTGCACCGCTTAACTGGCCCGCTGAGGTACCTGCCACGGTGCTAATTTGAGCGTTTTGTGCAAGCCTAAAGGCATCCACAGCTGTAATGGTTGTATAAACGACATCGTTAGCATTTTTAGGCGTAGTCGTTGTATAGGTTGTAATGAAGCCTGCAAAGATTGGGTAGGTAATTGCCCCATAAGTGGCTGTAATCTGCACCTTACGCATAGGGGTTAAAAGGTTGTAATACGGTGAGCTAGGGTTTTGCGGGTTAAAGTCTCCGTTTTGGTCAACAATACGCATAGTTAGCGTACCTGTTTGGAATTGGTCAGCCTGTGGGTTTCGTCCACGCATAGTTTGTATGCTGTCAACCACGTTAGAAACATCAACAATTACTGAGGCGCTATCAGCCAAAATATTGGTGCCTAATATGCCGCTGTCTAAAATCATAGCCTGAGCAAAACTAGGCCCAGTACTAAAGTTAATAACAGCGTTAATGACAGGTACGGTCATACTGGCAACGCCCCTGCAAAGTTAAGATTATTACCAAACCTGTTGTTTTGTTGTACGGCGTTTTGGACAACCTCGATAAGCCCGCTTGTTCTGTCTATAACCTCTACTGTTACTTTGCTAGCTGACTCAGCGGTTCTAAAGGATTGTAGCGCCCCGCTTGTGTCGGTAGTCATACCTAACTTAGCCATATACAGCTGCAAGGCAGCCTCATCCGCTGCATTTTGTTGGTCTAGCAAATCTGCAAAAGCATTAGCCCGTGCGGTTGCCGCATCTGCATATTCTAAAATGGCTGATACTGAGGCCTTTGCTGCAACCTCTTTGCTTACAGGTTCTACGTAATCTCCTATAGGGATACCTGAGCCTAGTGATCCGCTTGTAGCTGGCTTGCTCAAAGATTGAGCATTAGCTACACCTAGCAACCTAAGCATATCCTCTATTTTCTTTAAAGCCATATTAAGGTTATTTTGGTCAATAAGCTCTTTAGGTTTAAAGGCATCAAGGATATTTTTAATATCAGTTAATTTTAGGCTTTGGTTTTGTAACGTGCCTAAAATCTGCAAATCTTTGTTTAATTTTTCGGCTAAGCGCGTTGCCGCAGCTACATCCTTATTGGCTATTGCATCCTCTAGCGCCAACATATCTTGCTTAATCGTTAGGCGTACAAGGTCATTTGCCAGCTGCAAGCGTTGCTGATCACTAGCCGATACGCCCAGCTTGTTAATCTCATCTTGCTTAGCCAGTAATGCAGCTTGTATTTGAATAGCATCAAGGTTAAATACGTCCTGGCCTTTACCCAAAGCCAGGGCAGCCTTATCAAGGGCCGCCTGGTCTTTCTTTGCCTTAGCTGTTGCAGCTGCGCTTTTAGCCTGGGCATTAGCCAATTTAGCAAGCTCTTTATTACGCTTAATTGCATCTAGCTCAGCCTTTTTACTAGCTGCCAAAGCTGCGCGGCCTGTGTCTTGATTGGCCAAACTCATAGGCTGGCTAAAGGGCTGTG